CAAAGTCAAGATCTACAGGGGTAGCTGCTGTTGGCACTAAAGCACCTTTTTCTAACGCATCAATTACTACATCGCTTGCAGTTCTAACTGTTGCACCACTATCGAAGTCAACTCTTGTATTTACATCTTTCCATCTGTCTTCATTAAACTCAAAGCCATATGACTGTTCAAGTTCGTTTAGAATGACACCAGCAGTGTGAGCTTCTGGTATTATGTTTTTAAAACCTTTGTTTTTACTTGATTCAGACTCAATTTTATAAGTCCCATCTTCTTTTCTACCAAGCACAGCGTTTCCATATAGGCTGCCATCATCGCCCATTCCAAAAACATCAAGAATTGGATCAACATCAAGTAAATCAGCCACCGCAATAACTGCACCTATTGGGCCTAAAAATGTTAATGCTGTAGCCGCAGCACCTGAACCCATTAACGCACCAACACTTGCAACAGCGTTGCCAACAGAAACAGCCTCACCAACACTATCTACACCACCTTCAAGAGCAGCTAAACCACCAATAATAGCACCAGCACTTCCTATAGCATCCCCAGAGACAAACCCTGAATCTCCAGCGTTGCTTAAAGAAGATCCAAAGTCCATTCCTGATTTAAGATTTTGCGTCACCCCATATATATCATTTGCACCAGCAGCAACCTTTAGAGCTTCTTCAGGTGTGTCAATTCCTCCCTCAAGAGCTTCCAAGCCACCAGCAATGCTTCCTACAGTACCAGCAACATCAGAACCAGGAAGTGTTGTATCTGTATAGTTGTCAGCAAGATAAACAAGATCTTCATATCCCTTTGCTAAGTTAGAAACGCTAGGATCATCTAATGCGTTGCCAATACCAACAAAAGCAGAAACATCTGTAAGTGCGCCAGCGACTTCTCCAGGCAATACCTGAGTGTCGTAACGATCATTAATGCCCTCTATCGCATCAAGTGTATTTTTTGCGTGTGGGTCATCAAAAGCGTCTTTTACATCTTGTGCAGATTCAAACGCATCTTTAGCAGTTCCTAAACCTTCAGGAATAATATCTTTTATCTTATCAGATATACCAAAATCAAAACCACCAAAGTCAAATCCATCAAGATCAAAATCTGGCAAAGTCAATCCAAGACCAGCCACACTTAAACCTAAATCTAAATCAGGTAAGTCTACATCTACGTCAGGTAGGTCTACATCTACGTCAGGTAAGTTTATGTCTACGTTAGGCAAGTCTACATCTAAACCAAGATCTATATCAGGTGGATCTATTGGGCCAAATGGAGGGAATGATATTTTAGGCGGCTCAAATGTTCCAAACTCAAAATTAGTATCTATATCAGGAAGATTTATTTCTGGGGTTTCAATATTAACATCTAATTCTGGTGCAGTAATTTCTGGTAACATTAATGTACCTACAGCACCTATAGCAAGGGCTTCATCAGTACCAGAATCTGGCGTACCTCCATCTAATCTAGGAATCATATATCCTGGTGTAAATGTTTTGCTAAACATCTCTGGCTGGATAGCCATTTCTTGCTGAAACTTTTGCTCTAGCTCTGCCGCACGTTGATTATAGTTAGGGGCAAACAATGACTGAACGTCACCTTCAAATGGGTCAAATGGAGATAGACCAGACTTGGCAACATAACCTTCCACTCCAGGAATTTGCGTGTAGGATTTACGCATAAACTCAGGTAGGTTTTCTGCACTGTAAGGTTCAGGGGCAAATCTAGGTATATATCCAATAGAACTACTTGTGGGTGCAAAAGCACCTTTAGTATTTTCTAAAAGATCATCTATCTCTTTTTGACTTAATGCCATACTACACCTTTGGTAAGTTAGTAGACGTATTAATTCCAGCCGCTATTTGTTGCATACGAAGCTCTTGCTCAAAACGTAGCTCTTGCTGACGAAGCTCTAAGTCTGCCGCCATCTGCTCTCGCTTAAACTGCATTTCTATCTGTATTTTCTCTCGTTGCAACTCAAGGTCATTTGCAGCTTTTTGTTGTGCCAACTGCATATCTGCTTGCATCTTCTGCTGTTCCATTTGAATACGAGGGTCAACAGGCGGTTGCTGTGGTGGAGGCGGTGGAGCATTGCGAGGGTCTTTGAAGAACTCAGTAGGATTTTTGAACCCAGAAAGTTCTGCAACTTTAGCAAGTGTATTGCGATACTCTGTTGGAGATACCATAGGATTATTTGGCCCCATAGTCTGCATAATCTGTTCTTGCTTTGCAGCAATGTTTAACAGCTTACCAATTTGTTCTGCTGCCTGACCAGTACCCAAACCAACATTGATTTGCATATCATACATATTGCTCCACTCACGAGGATCCATTTGTACAAAATCATTATTTAATCTTATCATCTGTGGCTTAGACTGATACTTCGTTACTAGATGCAATAGACCTCTGAACAAGTCTTTAACACCAGTTTCAGCAAATACACGCGCAATCATTTCAATCTTGCCTTGTGCAGCAGACTGCATAGCATTAACAGCGACAGCCGTAGTAGATTGTAGGGCATCTGCATCGAGACCCATTGACTGACGACTTAAACCTGTGCGCTGTTCTTTGACACTGTCCATATAGCTAAGAGCAGGGAATACGGCACTAGACACATCAGCAACTGGCAACGCCTGAACCATTCCTGGGGCGCGAGTACGAACTACACCACCTGGGCGGTTTGTAAGTAGATCGTCTAAGTTTACTTGGCCTTCAACAGCAATGGTGCGAGAGTTATTTGTATTATAAATGTTGTCTAGCAACTGACGCATCAAGGTAGACTTGATAAGCTGAACGTCCATTACAAGCTCTGCAACAGAACGACCAATAGCACGATGAGGCATTAGGATAGGAGATAAGATAGCAAACGGCATGATGTCTGTTTCTTCGTTATCTAATATCTTGTAGCCATCACCAATGGTAAGGACACGGCGATACTCAGCAATGCCATCACCATCATAGTCAACCTTAATATATGACTCAGTGACCAGAACCTCTTTCATCGAAGCGTCCATAGTGTCAAACTCACTATTGGATTCTAAATCCTGGAAACGAACCTGACGCTCCTCTGACGTTTCAATGTCAGTGTAGCCAGCATATTCTTCTACTTCATCTTGATCGTAACCCATTTCGACAAGGTCGCTTACAGTCATGGTTGTGCGGTGACAGACAAAACTTGCGTCCTTTAACGACTTGGCGCGTTTGTTAATCAAGAACTCTTCTGGTGGAATGTTGTCGATTTGAATACGACTTTCGACATTCGTTCTTTTTAATTTTACATCATATACAATAGGCGCAGGAATAAGATTGCCATCAGGCAACATCATGTCTTCACCAACTACACGTTGATCTTGCTCTACGACTTCAACTTCTTCGTCATTGAGCATCATAACTAATTCTTCTTCGCTAAGACCCTCATACTCTTCAGTGGAAACATCTGCTGTCTCGTCAAGATAAAACTTAACAACACCTAACTTCAACATCAAGGCATCTTTGAACCAATTGTGCATGATGCTGAAACCAGAGTTATCTGTGTTGATAATCCAGTTCACATAGTTGCTAGCGTCTTCTGCTGCTCTTACATCTTCTGGGCCACGAGGCGTAAATCGAACATACTCATCAGACTGCGTATAGATGCGCATCATTGATGGCATAATCTGTTCGATGGTGTCAGAGACTTCAGTGGAAACTACCTGAGAACGATCTACTTGTTCGTTACCAAATTGCTCACCAAGATAGTAGTTCATTGCCTCAATGCGGTCTTGGCTAAACTCTGTATCGTAATAACCTAGAGCTTGCTCAATCTCATTGCGAACAATAGACTGAAATTCAATGTCACTTAATTTAGCCATTAGTAGCCCCTATAGCTGTTTTCTGATTCAGCCTTCTTAGGCTTCTTTTTGAGGACAGGTTTCTTCTTTTCTTTTTCGACAACTACCTCTGCAACTTCTTCTACTAGAGGTTGTCTGCAACTACGGCAAATACCAGTGTACCCATTTGGATTTGGGAAACCACAATTATTACATATCATCTTTTGCTCCTACGCTTTGCCTTAGTCTTCTTTACTGGCTCAACCTTTTGAACCTTAGCCTCTGCCTTCGCCGCTTCCTCTGCCGCTAGCTTTTTCTCAGCAGCTCTGTTTCTGGTGTAGACAGTTACAAACATTACTTCTTAGACTTCTTCTTGTCTTCCATTTTCTTCTTCTGCTGATAGCTCATTTTCTTACCAGACTTTTTAGAATCTTCCATTGCAGCAGCCATACCTTCACGAGTATATGGGTACTTCTTTTTTCCTACCATTGGCATAATCTATTTCCTTTTCTTAGCTGTCTTAGCTGATTTGTTAAATGCTGCTTTTGTTGGCGCACCTTTTGATCCAGGTTTTCGCATAGTTTCTCCAGATCCAGCTTTTATACGTTTGCGCTTTGCGTGTATGTTCTCGTAGAGACCTTTTGGCATAATCTATCCTTACCACTTTACTTTATGACTCCAATACCTAGCAGATAGTTTGCTAGGATTAGAATCTTGTGCATTGTGTCTTGCATAGTACGATTTTTTTCGCGCTTTGTCTTTAGCTGTCTTTGGATTTTTTCCAGCACCCTTTACACCTTGCTGACCAAATCTAATCAGCTTGATTGTGTCACCTTCTTTTGCCAGAACTGCGTGGCTCTTTTTAGGATGACTGGGGGTGCGTTTAGGTTTGTTGTAACCTGCAAATCTTTCGCCGCGATATGTTATAGCCATTAACCTACCCTCATGTTGCTTTTAGGGCCATGCGTCTTGCGGTGGTTTAGACCTCTAGTTTTATTGCGCCGTTTCATCTTTGGCTTTGGCGT